AGAACTCTATCACTTACTTCAGATCTTGGGGTTTGACCTCTTTTCACTGAAAGAGCAAGACCAAAAATCTTTTGCTGCTGCTCACTTTCTGCTTTTTCAGTTAATTGATATTCTTCTTTATATCCTTTTGCAGCAGAACTCCAATAGTCATCCCAAGATGCTTGATTTGCTTGTGCTTCTCCAGGTTCTCCTGGTTCAACTTTTCTTGTATCTAAACTATAATGAGATTCATCTAAACCACGTTTAGAAGCTGCAGCAGCCATTCTTGCTCTCATTTCTCTTTGTCTCTCTTCTTTAGATGGAGTAGTAGATGCAATTCTTTCTGCATCACTTTTAGAAAGATTTGGATTTCTACGTTGTGCTCTTACTACTGCTTGTTGCTGTTCTTTTGTTAATGGTTTTGGTGCAACTGTTGTAGTTTTTGCTTGAGGTTTTGGCGATGGTTTTGGTGCAACTGTTGTAGTTTTTGCTTGAGGTTTTGGCGATGGTTTTGGTGATTGGGATGTATAAGATCCCTCCCAAGGATCAGAAACTGGAGTTGATGCTTTTCTTTGTTGTGGTTTTGGTGCTTCTGGTTTTGGGGCAGAATAAGATCCACTACTTACTCTTTCTCTTTGTCCAACTCCAGCACCACGGTAAGTTGATGCAGTTCTTGTTTTAGTATGTGCTGTACTTGGTTTTTTATCGCCTTCAATTTTACGAGCAACACCTAAAGCACCTTTAGCAACTTGTCTTGCACCAGAAGCAATAGCACCGGAAGCAGCACTTTTAACTCCACGAACTTTACTGGAAAGTTTTTGTCTTGCAAGTCTTCCAACTGCTTTTAATAGATTACCTTTTTTCTTTTGTCCTGTTGGAGTATCGTGCCCAAAAGTAACTGTTGCTTCAGTTAATGCATACTCAAGGGCTTCTTCAATTTCGTCATCGTCATACCCTTCATCAAGAAGTTCATTATAAACACTCTCAACAATATAATCAACTTCATCAATCTCAATCATTTCAATAAGAGTTCCACCAAGATTTTCTAGTGCTTCCCCCAATTCAAGTTTTGGATTAATCTTAATTTTATTATTAACTTCTTTTTCTGTTATTTTTTCTTCTTTTTCCTTTTTTGCCGGAATTTTATCTTCAATTTCAATCAGGTCTTCTCTCCAATTTGAATATCCTTCTTTGGTGAGTTTCTTTTTTGATTTTCGAAGATGTTTAAAATCTGCAGAAGTCAATTTCCCATAAGGAGCGGCAACATCAATTTTAGTTTGACCGCCAATCAACCCTTCTTTAACAGATTTTGTTTTCTTATCTTTCAAAGCTTTTTTCATTGATTCTCTAGTATTTCCATCACTATCAAAATCAAGATAATCGGGTTTTGCTTTAGTCATCTTAAAAAGTACTTGCTTTTTTTGCCTTATATTTATTTATAAAATTTACTCCATATGCTTTACCCCCATACTGAAGATTTTTCTTATTAGTTCCAATTGCACCTGGAGTCATTTTTGCGTGATATTTAAATGACCCTAAAGTTCCAACAAGAGTATTTGGGTGAGTTTTGTCCCTCATTAAACTATCCATTTTAACTTCATTGTACTCAACAATATCTTTTATCCAGGATTTAAACATAACATCTTCTTCAGTAACACAAATCAAATAATTTGTTCCTCTACGTATAACTTTACCTACCAGACCAGTATTCACATTTTCCACAATATCTCCAATTTTGTAAATTTTATTTTGGATATAATTTTCTCTTAAATTTTTAAAGTCTAATTCTGGAGCAATTTCCCAAAGATTATAATTTTCCTTAACATTTTCTTTAAATCCCATTGCTTTCCTGAGCTCGTTAAACAATTTTCTAGCATCAAGGTCATCAACATTTTTAGTAACGGCTCTTTTAAATTCTCTAAAATTATTATCTGCAGCAGTTTTTCTCATCATACCAGAAGAAATTCCCGAAACATCCTTTTCTGTATCAAAATTTCCAGTAGGAATTACTTTTATTTCATTGTACTGATAAAATTTTTCATTATACTTATTTGCTAAATTTTGTATTTCGGCTTGACGATCAGACCCAACAACAATATTTACATTCGAATATCCATCTTCATTTCCTGCAATTAGCACATCAAATATTGTTTTAATTTCTGGATTATTTACAATATCATCTTTAATTTCAGGAAACATCATTTTCAAATAATAAATTTTTCTATTTGCAGATAATGGATTAGATTTAGTATCTTGAGTTCTAGATGGATAAACTCTTACTTCTCCACCCAAAGAAACTCTTTTTGCAGTAGTAAATAATTTTTTATGCTCCTTTGATGGGGGATTAAATTTAGCAAGAACAATTGTTAAAAACTCATCATCCGCAGGCATTTGCTCTTCTTGACCAATAGGTATTCTTTGAGGAGAAATTTGCTGACCTTGAGTTTGTTGTGGAGATACTTGCTGTTGTGCCGTAGCAGCTGCTCCTCTTCCTTGTCCAGATTTTGGTGGAATATCTCTTAATCCAATTCTTTGTCCTTTATTAAAAAACTTCAACTGCCCATCTACAGTTTTAGCAACAAATTCTCCCTGGGAGTTATACCAATCCCCGTGCCCATCACCAACCAAACCAAGTTTCTTAGCTTGCTCAGATGCCCTGGTTTCTTTTGCTTCTAATATAAATTGAGAAAATCTTTTCATCTTATAGTGTTTCTAAGTATTTATGGATTTCCAGAAGATCCAAGCCAAGAAGGATTTGTATTCTTTTCCAAATCAAAAGATGATTTTTGCAAATCTTTGCAATATAGTCCATAAGAAAAATTATATTTTCCCGAACCTTTATCCTGAACTCTAACTCGAATAAATGTTTTTGTTGGATTAAAATTTGATATAAGTTTTGATATATTTAATGGGTCACTTTTACCAAACCAATATAATCCCTTCCCCCCTATCTGAATATAATAAGAACCATTACTGGTATAATAATTTATAATATCATCTTTTGTACAATCTATTTTAAATTCGTGAAGAACTTCAAAATCACGTTTTCCCCTTTCTCTTTTAGATATTGAAGTTATATTTTTTATTGGATTTTTGTTAGATTCTTCTAGGTATAATGGAAAATAATTACCATTATCAATATACCAATTTTTATTTACTTTTTCTATAAGTTTATATTTTTTTGCAATATCTATCATAATTTTTTTGGAGGTTATTTCACCATTTTCCTCATCAAAATCATCTTCTAATAAGTACCAAGGTTTTTTAGAGTCACTATAATTAAATTTCAAAGTTCCGGATCCAAATGCAGAATTTAAACTTAATTTAACTTCAATACCAGACTCCCCTTGCCTATTGAAAACAGTAATATCTTGCCCTTTAATTTCTTCTACTTTTGATATATGATGAGGTACGCAGTTACTTGCTTTCAAGTTATTAAATAAATCCCTCTCATAAATTTGCCCTTTATTTAAAGACATATAAAAAATCCCCCCTTTCTTATATTTAGAAAGGGGGGTCAATAAATTCTATAATTTAGATTTTCAATCAATTTCTCCCATTGCTCTTTGCTTACGGAGTTTCTTAGCACTCTTGGTTACACCACCAGCACCCTGAGAAGGATAATCGTGGTCATCACGAGTACCTACACCATAAGCAGAACCTGCTCTTGCTCTTTCTCTATCGTCAGCAGTCAAACCCTTTCTTGGAGAATCATAAGTACTTGTTCTATTAGCAGGATTAGTTCTGCTTAACATCTTTTTGAGGAAGGGCTTTCTCTTTGCAGTCATCTTGGTTTTTCTTGCTGCACTATATGCCTTTGGAGTTTCACCATAAGAACCTTCTGCTTCATCAAGTTGATCAAAATCTTCAATGATAGTATCAATCCACTGTTCACTCATATTCACCATAATTGCTTCTGCAGATTCAACTGAATTGGCATATCCTTCATCAAGAAGATGAGAGAGAACTACATCATAAACATCTACTTCTTCCTTTCTAACAATTTCCTTAGACACTTTTGCCTTCATTCTAGGCATTGTGACTGCTTGAGGTTCTCCAGGACCTTCAATTGTTCTAGTAACAGCAGAAGCAATACGACTTCCTTGCTTTCTAGCAAGTTCTCCAGTCATTCTCTTTTTATAAGGTTGTTCTCTATCCATTCTTTGAGAAACAGTTTCAACACTTCCATCTCTTCTCTTACTTGTTGAAGATGGGGTTGCTCTCAGTTTCCAATCACTCTTAAACTTATCTTCATGTCCATAACCTTTTTGTCCAGAAGCGCCTGCAACGTGCTTTTGACGAGCAGCAGCAGCATCTGCTCTTACATCTGCTTGAGATGGACCTGCTTTATAAGGTTTTACACCTTCTGCTCTTGCCTCTTCGATATATGCTTCATACATTTCTTCCCAGGTATAATCACTCAGGTCATATCCTTCTTCTAGAAGTGAATTTACCCACTCTTCCACTTCTTCCCAAATCTGTTCTTCAGATAATTCTTGGGGAGCATATACTGCTTGATAAGCCTCAAAAAGTCCAAGAGCTTGTTTTCCAGTAATTCTAGACATTTTTTTTACGAATACTTTTTTATTTATTTATAAAACAAAAAAACTCCCGAAGGAGTCAAATTCAAGCACCAAAAACAGCGCCAATATTATCATCAAGTTGCCCAATTACCTCACGAATATCAGTCACACGAGGAGGAACACTTACTTCATCATAAGTATATCCTTTTTGGGCATCAAATAAAACTTGTCGGACTGCTGCAGCGGTACGAGTATCAAGTTTAAGTGTTACTTGTTTTTCTTTAGTCATAGGTCACCCTCTACACGGTTTTCACTTCTATATACATCAAACGTTCCTTCTGGGTAGCGAGCACTCAATTTCTCATAGTTCATTTCCATAATCTCACGGAAGTTGGTATCAAGTGCCATACAAGCTTGAGCGATATACCAACAAATATCACCAAGCTCACGCTTCATATGAAAGACATTTTCTTCAATATAAGGCTTACCTTGAAGAATAATTTTTTTTACAACCTCAGTAAATTCACCAGCTTCTGCAGTCATACCAAGAGCAGCGGTCAAAAGACGAGGAACATCAGCATCATGTTTTGCTTCAAGTTCAGTCATTCGTGAAAGAAGTTGAGCAAAGTCACTACTTGCTGGACTTGTAGTTTGACGAACAAAATCAATGTATTTGTCAGAATCAATTACTTTTTTATCAGTCATCAGAATTTAAATCCCTCAAAAGTTTTCTTAGGTTTCTTTTCTTCATAATCATACTCTTCATCTTTCCCGTTGTCAAGGATATCTTGTTGAGCAGATTGTTCGCAGTCATAAAGACGCATTTTAGCACGATCAATACCAATCACAAAACGCTTATGAATGGTAGGGTCATTATAACGATTCTTAAGTTGTTTAACAAGAATCTGTCCAAGTCCTTCAAGTTCTTCTGTAGAAATCAGAGCAAACATCAAGTCAGCAGTGGCAGGAAGACCAAATGATTCCGAGGTATCAGTAAGTTCAACATCAGAAGAACCATAACCAGAACGAGTTGTCTGAGTAGCACTTACAATAGGGACATTAAACTCAACTGCAAGACCTCGAAGTTCTTCTGCAATTGCTTTTACAAAAGTATAAGAATTAATGCTACTATTACCCTTATATCTACTAGAAGCGCAAATATTCAAATAATCGATAAAGATAATATCCGGTTTAAAAGACTTTTTAAGAGAAAGTTCATTAAGAAGAGATTTAAAATGCCCAGCGTGTGCTGAAGCAGTTGGATATTCTTTAATGATTAGAGTTCCTTGAGTCTTCTTTGCAAGATTTGTCACTTTACTTTCGAACATTTGTTTTGGAAGATTGACGATATCTTGAATAGGAACATTCAAGAGATTCGCGTCAATTCTTTCAGCAATGCGTTCTTCTGCCATTTCCAACGTAATGTACAGAACGTTCCTCCCTTGGAGCAAGACGGAGCTAGCAACATGGCACATGAATAGAGACTTGCCGACACCCGTACCAGCAAGAGCGATATTAAGAGTTTTGTTAGGGATCCCACCTTTTGTAATTTTGTTAAAATATTCAAGATCAAATTCAATTTTTTCTTCCTTTTTATGATAAGATTCATAACGTTTTTCGTAATCTTCAAGATAATCATGCCCAACATGATTATCAAAACTTACTGCAAGAGCATCTTGGAGTATTGATGGAATAGCATCTGGAGATTTTTTATCATCCCCATCAGCAATATGAATAGATTCCATAAGTGCCAAATAAATGGCACGATCACGACACCATTTTTCGGTGGTATCTAATAACCAGTTTTTTTCTACTACAATACTTTCAAGACTTGATACTAAATGAATTAATTTTTTAAACTGGTCTTCATTTATATCTATTCTCTTTTCAATCTCGATACAAAGTATTTCTTTAGTTGGAACATTATTATATTCCAACACAAATTTTGTTATTTCTTCAAATACTATCTTTTGTTCAGAATCATCAAAATATTCATTTTTAATGAATGGTAATACTTTTCTTAAATATTCTTCATCGTGTAATAGGTTTCTAAGAATTAGAAACTCAACTTTCTCCATAACTAAATTCCTTACGTGCGATTTGATCCAATTGTTGCATTACTTCTTCAGTGAAATATACTTCGGGATCTTTTAAAATCTGTTTAGCATAAATCTTTTTCCCATCCATTTCATAGCGTCCTGCTACGTTCTTCCAAAGTCCGCCAATCTCACCGAGTTCAAGAAGACCATAATATCGATCAAGACCACGCTCATCATAAAACAAACGAATCTCGACATCCTTATTTTCTTTACTCAAACGCGATTTAGCAGTCTTAGCCTTGATAATATTTCCGACCACTTCCGTTCCATCCTTTTCTTTCTTTTTGCTGAGATAAATGATCGTACTTGCTGCGTATTTGAGTCCAGAACCTCCTCCCATCTCTTTAGTTGGTACGTAAGCTCCGATGACATCGTATGTATGATTTGTGACAATGAGCGGGACATTTGCTTGACCTAGTTTGAGTGTGAGCATTCGGAATGCACCTTTAATAAGTTGAGATTTAGTCATATCTCGAACTTCTTTTTCATTTAGTGCATCAGTAATTTCCTTGCTTGTAGAGAGCATACCTAAAGAGTCTAGCACAAACATGCAAGGTTTACGATCTTCTAGTGGTGTTTTCAGATACATATCTACTGCTTTGAGTGCCTTTGTACGAAACTCTTCAATAGTAACAACGTTAACAACAACCAAACGAGTAGTATCAATTCCACGAGATTCTATAAGTGATTTAGTGATAGCAGCCTCAGTATCAAAGTAGAGACAGTAACCATCGGGATTAGTATCAAGAAAGTTCTTAACCACAGCGAGAGAGAAAAAAGTCTTTCCAGTAGAAGACTCTCCAGCAATAGCAGTAATCTTATTCCCAGATACACCGCCAAATATACTACCTGAGACCAGTGCATTAAAAACGTATGAACCCGTATCAACATAAGTTTCCGTTTCTTCAATATCAGATGCTAACTTAGTAAAGTCGTCACCAATCTCTTTTATAATATCCTTAAGAAAATCCATTATTTTTTATCTCCATTTAAAACATTTATTTTATGTGCCCAGAGTTTAGCATATAAATCTGGGTATTTATATCTTATAGATTGAAGTATTTCATTTAATTCTTTATGAGAAACTGGTAAATTCATTTATATGAAAAATGATTCTAAAGATGATTTTTTCTCCACTCTCCATCCAATAATATCAAGAATTACTTTAAGTGGTTCTAGAAATGACTTTTCAAACTGTAAATCATAGTCTATGTATTTACCAAGATTTAGTTCTCTTGGGAAGTCTTGAATGAATGAAATAACATTTTCGTGAATAGTATTTGGTTTCTTTAGATAAACAAATTTAATCTTTTCTCCATTTTGAATAAGAGAATATTTTGTATTGAGTTTATTTTGTTTAATATAATAATTAAAAAGAAGTGCT